ATCACCAAAGTGAGCAAAGAGTTGTTTTGAGCTAATAGAGCAAAGCTTATAGCAGTAACGGAATTATGAAAAGCTTATGAATATTGAGCACACTTGCCTATTCAGAAAATGAAAGATGCTTGATTTGTTATGATGAAGAAGTGGGAAACTTGCCACGATTCAAGAGTAAGACCAACTCATAGAGATGCAGAAGCAGAGGGGCGAGTAGAAGATGATTTCGTTTATTCTCATTGATATGCTTATGCTTGAAGTGAGCCAAGGTGTAGATGTACGATGTTTTATGAAAGAAAAGATTTATTACATTTAACAGAACTATAATGAGTATTAAACTTAAAAAGGATTCAGATTTCTTTCAGATGAAAGCGAAATCTGTAAGAGAAATTGAAAACTGAATCGAGATTGAATGATACGCAAGCACAAAAGACAAAGATAGAGGGAAGGATGTAGTAGAGCCTACAGCTTTCAAGAGTGCTATTGCTGGATATATGGAAAATCCTATTGTTCTTTTACAGCACAACCAAGACAAACCAATTGGAGTAGTTAAAGAAGCAACGATAGACGATAAAGGATTGTATATCAAAGCAAGTATTACAGAAGATACTGACGGAGTCTTTTCTAAACTCAAAAACGGAGTAATGAGAGCCTTTTCAATAGGATACAGAATTAAAGATTATGAAATCGTTGAAGAAAAAGATTCTCAAGGATTTACTGTAGATTATCACCAAACAATTAAAGACCTTGAACTTTATGAAATATCTTTAGTAAGTATTCCAATGAATCCTTACGCATTATCAAAGAGCATTGATTGATGTTTCGAGAAGGAAGAGGAAGTTTTAAATAATAATACCATTGAAATGGAAGAAAACAAAGTAGAAGAAACAGTTGAAACAGAAACAGTGGAAACTGTAGAAGAAGAAACTGTAGAAAATACGGAATCAAGCGAAGCCGTTTCTGAAGAATCAGAAGTAAAAGAAGCAAGTGAAGAAACAGTTGAAGAAGTATCTGAAAATTCAGTTGAAACTACTGAAAATGCTGAAGAAACTGCAGAATCAGAAAGCATTGAAACAAAGTCAATTGAAGTAAACACAAAATCAAGCCTTGAAATAGAGGTTAAAGCATTACAAGAAGAAATCAAAGGATTTCAAGTAATGAGAAAAGAACTTGATGAAACAAAAGAACTCTTAAAAGGAGCAATTGAAGTTATCGCAAGTCTAGAAATGAAATTGAAAAAAGTTGAAGTAAGTAATTATTCTTACGAGCAACCAATTCAAAAAAAGAGTGGGTATGCAAATATTGTAAGCCAACTTAAAAATTAGTTTTATATCTATTTATTTTAAACAATGGAAATTAAAGAATTACTTGTTAAAGCAAAAACTCTCGGAGAAGTTGCTGTAGACGAAAAAGAATTTGCTGAATATGAAGCAAAAGCAAATGAAGTTATGAATACAGGAGCTACTAATTTCGGAAAAGAAATTATTCCTACAAACGTTATGTTGGACGATATGTTGGATATGCTTCCTAATTATTCATCTTTAATCAATATCTTCCCAGGAAATCACGGAACAAATATGCCTGTATCTGCTAAAGTTCCTGTAATTGGAGAAGCTAATCTTTTCAAAGGAAATTCAGAATGGACTACAGGAGCTGGAAGTTTTATTACTCCTGCTAATAATGGACCTATGACTGATGAAGTAACTATCACTCAAGGACAATACATTTTGACTGTTTCACTTTCAAAAAGAGAATTAAATTATGGACCTGCACAACTTGAAGCTATCATTAAAGATAGAATCAATAGAGCAGCTGCAAGAACTATCGACGCGGTAATCCTTAACGGAGATGCAGAAACAGGAGCTACAGGAAACGTTAACTCAGACGATTCAGCTCCAACAAGTGGAATCTACTACTTACAAAATGATCACGGAATCAGAGAAATTGCTATCAACAATTCTCAAACTGTAGATTGTGGAACACTTGACGCTGGAGATTTCTTAACTGTTAAAGCACAATTAGGAGAAGGATATCAAGCAGATTTAACAAACCTTGTATATCTTACAAATGCTTCAACTTATAACAAAATGTTGGCACTTTCAGAAGTTATCACAATGGATAAATTCGGAGCAGATGCAACAATCGTTAAAGGAGCATTAGCTAAAGTATTCGGAACAGATATCGTAGTAGTAAGAGACTTCCCTAATACAGAAGCAGACGGAAAAGTTTCAGCTACTGCATCAAACAATACAAAAGGAGGATTTGCTTGTGTTTATAAACCAGCTGTACAATATGGATTTGGACAACCTCTTGAAATCGATGCTTACAAAGTTCCAGGAAAAGGAGTTGACCTTGTAGCTACATTTGAATTTGGATTTGCAATTGCAAACAATGTAGCAGGACTTGGAAAGACTGTAGCAATGGGAATCAATGTAACATTATAGTAAAATTCCTTAAAGGGAGGGGAAAGATAAACTCCCTTCCCTTATTTATTTATATAACAAAAGTAAAAAATGCTTTTAAGAAATGTAAGTGGAGCTACTCAAAGAGTAACGACTATTGAAGGTAAAAAAGACATTAAAGATCAAGAAGTCTTTAAAGTAACAGCAGTAAAAGGAGCAGAATTGAGAAGAAATTATAAAACTATTTTTGCTGAAGTAGAAGCAGAAGAAGTAGAAGTAGAGAAAAAATCTTTAAAATCTAAAAAATAGAAACAATGTATGCAAGTTTAACTTTATTTAAAAACTATCTTTGAATTGATGCAAGTGATACGTCAAGTGATGATATACTTACTTTTTATCTTAATAGTGCTAATGCAATTATTAACAAATATTGTGGAGTAAAATCTTTTGATAAAACACAATATGAAGAAGTAGTTTTTGTTAAAGATTGAAGCTTGTGAAATGTTGCTATTTATCTGAATAATAAACCTGTAGTAAGTATCGATTCTATAGCTTGAAATACTTATACAGGAGTTAAAGGTATAGATTACCTTGTAATCAATGAAAGAAAAGTAGTTTTAAATATTCCTAATGATTCAAAGCTTATTTATGGATATTTACCAATTGTCTATACTGCTTGATACGATAGAACAACTTGAAGTGATGAAATACCCGCTGATCTTCAACTTGCTGAAATGATGCTTGCTTGTGGAATCAAACAAAGTAAAGAAAGTCTTGGGGGAATCCAAAGCTATAAACTATGAGATGAAACGGTAACCTTTGGAAGTTGGGGAAGTGATACCTCTGACAAGATTTATTCAAGAGTCAGTGCAATATTGGACAATTACAAAAACTTTAAATTAAACTATTAAGAAAATGCTATTTCATACGACCGCTACAAAATATTGATATACAAGAAATGCACAAACAAATATCAGTACTTATGGAAGTACTTGAACAAGTTTTAAATGTAATATCCAACCGTTGACTACTACGGAGATTACAGCGTTAGGACTTGAAGGATGAGCAATGTATAACAAATATAGAATCTATACAAGAGAATCGCTAACAGTCTGAGAAAAGATTTCAGCTTTATGAGAAACTTTTGTAATAGATAGCGTGGCAGTATGGAACGGTTTAAGAGATAAATATTTTAAAATAGTAGCTACTAAATCAAATGGGGTATAGATTTATACGAAAAGGACTTGAGGAGATAGCAAAACTAAGCTCTCTTTCAAGTAAAAGTCTAAAGGAGGAAATCTTTGAAGAAATAGGGGAAACTGTTCAGAACTATGCTAAAAGGAATGCTCCTTATGATCAAGGAAAACTACAAGAAAGTATAAATCATTATTCAACGGATAAAGCAACTATTATTTGAAGTTACGTAAAGTATGCTTTAAGGAGAGAGTATGAAAACAATCTTCATCCTCAAACGAAGCATTATCTCAAAAGAGGATTTACGGAACACAAAGAGGAAATCCTAAAGAAAGTAAAAGCTATAATCAAAAATCATTTATAAATAATCTAAGCGATGACTACTACTTATTCATTTAAAGAGATTTGAGATACTATATATAATAAACTTGTGGAAATCAAAAGTACAAGAGTTTGAGAAGTGTATAATCACGATGTAAAGATAGAAGGCTGAATCTCTTTACCAGCAATTATCATAAATCCTTCTGATTGATGAATTGAATATTTAGATTCATGTAATTATGAAGAAAATATCAATTTCACGGTAAGAGTAATTGATAGAATCCAAGACGGAATAGCAACGGTTGAAGATAATATCAGAATCCTTGCTGATGAAGTACTTGGAAAACTAAAAGAGATGAATGATATTGTTTGGAGTAGTAACAACGGAAGGACTGTAAAATTTACGATTGACTATCAATGGTGATTTACAGATACCCAAGAACCCCTTAGAGCATTTATCGTCAATTTGCATTTTACCGCTATAACAAAATAACCGATGGTAAAGAAAGTAAAAATCTGTGCGGAGTGCTGAGAAAAAGAAGAAACTCCTGTAGTAAAAACAAAAAGAAAAGAAAAATATTATTTCTTCCCTACTTATGGAATCGGAGTCTATGCAATGAATATGCAAGATGCAAAGATTAAAGTAGAAGAACTAAGAAAGAAATTAAAGTAGTTTTATTTAATTAAATATATTCTAAAATGAGCGAAGCTTATATTGGTAGAAGGTCAGCAATTGGATTGGGAAAAGAAACAACACACGGAACAAAAGCCGCTGTTGAAGTATGGATTCCAAAAGAGAGTTGACTATTAAATCCTTCTTTTGAGGAGGCACAAGATACCTCTTGATATGGAGTTATTGATGAAGTGTATGATAGTTTCACAACTAAAAATTCTTCATCTTGTAACCTTTCAGGTATCGTAAGAGATGATTTTATTGGATACTTGCTTTTAGGAGCTATGGGAACATATACTCCTGTTAAATGTTTCACTGGTGCAAGTATTACAGGGACACCTAAAAGATGAGATGTTGTTACAGGAGGAATCTTAAAAAAGATTATAAAAATCTGAGATGTAAATTATTATTTCTTTTCAGGAACTGTAGCAGAAGGAGAAATCGAGGGGACTGATTGGAGTGGAACTTTTACAGAAGTTTCAGGAGTAAACGGACACTTCTTTGAAAGATTAAACTCAAATAATCATCCTTCTTTCACGATGTATGATGAT